TGTAAGATTTATCTCCATATTCCGCGACTTTCCAGACATCCCCCTGAGCATCTTTGAATTGATCCTCTTCAAGACCATCATCTACGAACCCAAAAGGTGCCATATCCTGTTCTATTGCATCTCTTTGATCATCAAATATCCGCGCTCTTACATCATTATCATGCATCTCTTTGAAGTATGGTTGCATTGCCATCCATCCAAATATAACCAAACACATTGCTAGGTCATCATTACATCCATCTTCCGCTTGGAATGATTGTCCTTTTGCTATGAATGTAGTTAGTTCTGCAATAGTATCATAGTCTGGTATGATTAGTTTATCTTCTTCTATCAATGCTTTGAGGTTAGAACATCCAACTTGTTTTGTGGCAGTTGACATCTTGATACCTAGTTGTGTCTTTTTACCAGAGAACCCCTGACCTAGTTGTTGTCCTGCTCTACCACGCATAGATGCCATGAGTAAATTTTCATACTCTAAATCATACTGTATAATATCTGCTACCTGTCCACCTATATCATTTACTTCACATAAGATATATGCATTGTTAAAGTTCTTTGCTACATCTACGATTAAGTTAGGTAATACTATGGGTTTGATCTCATTGTTCTTATATCTTGCTACCATTTCATATGGCACAGTAGATACATCTATAACTGTAAATGCGGAGTAGTCATGACCTACGCCACGAGATACGTCTACTGTAACGATATAGTTATGATCTTCTTCTCTATTTTTATAGAGTGCTAGTCCTCTATTAGTTTTTATAGGATCATGGTATGCCATAGTCCTAAGTTTACTTGGAGTTATTAGTGTATCAACAGATCCTAGAAACTCACATTCAAACTCAACCTTGAACTGTGCTTCTGATGTATTCTTAATAGTTTGTTCTTTCCAAACCTCGTCTCTGCCTGGAACTTGTGACCAATGAACTTCTGTTGGTTTGTATTCATTCTGTCCACGTTCAGCATCATGCCACAGTTTGTAGAACATATTCATCCCATGTGGGGTTGATATAATAATAACTTTAGTATTCTTACCAGATGAAATTGTTGGATACACAGAACTGAAAAACTGATCAGCAATGTGATTCGGAACGAACGCGAATTCGTCCAGAAAAATAACGTTAAAGGACATACCGCGAACAGCAGAAGCACTAGTACTTGCAGCCAGAATCTTACTCCCGTTCTCCAACTCCAAGGATCCCTTGTTCCACCCCAGTATACCTTGTTGCAACCATTTAGGAAGATTCTCGTAAGATAACTGTAGGCGTCCCAACATCTCTCTTGCAGTGGCTGCTTTGTTTGCGAGGATTGCGACATTTACGTTGTCATTGAATAGTACATACCATAGTAGATATGCTGTAACGATTGTAGATTTACCTGACTGACGAGGTAACTTTGCTATGTTAAATCTCTCCGCATGGAAACTTTCTACCATACTCTCTTGGAAATCATACATTTTAAATGGTACGATACCCTCGTCTAGAGATACAATCTTGATATACTTTGATATAAAGTAAACAGGATTATCCGCACACTTCAAGAACTCAGCAATCTGTCTCTTGGTAAATTTCTGAGAGACATTTGCTTTTTTAAGATTGGGGTTACCAAGATATAGTTCTTGCTTTACTGCCATTAATCCTTAATAATGAAGTGTTTCTTTAAAACAGATACTTGATCTTCATATTTGGCAATCATATTTAACTCCTCTTCGATTGCTTCCATCACATTTGAATGTTCTCCTATACCAACAGGACTTGTAAGGTATACTTCTACATTCATTTTGTGCTTTTGGATATCTCCTTGAGCATGAGCAAGAAGAGCACTGATCATTTTCTCTCTCATAGTTTGGGTTTGTCAAATAGTACGTTCTGTATGTATTTAGTTGCCCACGATTTATCAAACCATTGGGATAATACTGCCTCAGTTTTCTTGTTTTTCATCTGTGCTGTACAGTACCATAACTGATCATCATACCTTCTCATAGTCTTTTGCCATTCTGTTTCTCTTTCTGCAGTCCTAACTATGTGACAGAATACCTCTAGGTAATCACTACACATCAATAAAAACTTATCATACTCATCTTCTTCCAATCTTACAAACTTACACCATGGTGAAAATATCTCACCCCACTCTGGTAAGTTTCTAACTTTTTTAAAATCATATTTCAAGTTACCTAAACTATAATCTACTTCGTATACTGGTGATATATCAACTATAGCAGCAGTTACTTTACCACCTGCCTCTACTATATCACATCCAAAGATAGGAATAGGAAACTCTGGATCTGGAAATAATACACAGTGTAGTATCTCAATCCCTTTACTTGTTATTGCTCTTTCTATATGTAACTTCCGTAAACCTCTAGCATCCCACATTCTATTATAGATGGATACATTGTTGTCATGTATCTCATCATAGTCTGAAAAGAGTTCTTCTAAATGTGGTAACCTTGAAATCTTAGTTCTAATCAGCGATGCTAGATTAGAGCAGAGTTCCGAAGTTACGTCTAATTTCACGGAGTTCATCGAAGTTCTTTTGTTTTGTACCTCCGTCATATGCCCATGCATATCCTTCGGTGATCATCATTTCGTTTAGCGATATTTCCTCATCACCAACATATAACCAACCAAGCAAGCGACCATACTTACCAACCCCGCCTTTAAGTTCAGTTCGTATAGTAAGTTCGTCATCTCCATTTAGTGCTCCCTCAAGTTTCTCTTTAATCCAGTTAGTCGCGTCAATACCCAACGCTTTTTCTTCGAGGTCACGAGTCCTTTTTTCTGGCGTATCAACTCCTGCAACTCTAACTCTTTCTTTCTTGTATAGATCAAACCCAAGATCAATGGTGACATCAATAGTATCTCCGTCAACAACACGATTAATCTCCGTTACTCTGAAGTTGTAACAACTCTTCCGACTTGGTGGTTCCATCGCTGCCATCGTTCATCTCCTTGTATGCCATTCTAAGTATATAGTAGATATACCAAGAGACTATTACGACAAGTATCGCTACCATAATAACAACACCCCAGACTACCATATTTAAAACTTTTTAAAGAACTTATACAATTTATAAGCATGTCTTAAATTTGCAGCAAAGATTTCTTTACCTGTGGTCTTAATATATTTGATTGGTTCTTTCTTGAATCGTTTCCATCTTTTTGGAATCTCTTCAAATTCTTTTGAAGAATCAACCTTTTCACCTAATACTTTCGATCCAACCCAATCATTAAATTTCCAGTATTTTTTCCACATTAATCTTCTAATAGTACTTCATCAATATACATCGGATGATTTTTCAAAAAAGGAACATCTTCCTTTGCATGTTGCATTGCATCAAATGTGTTATCTGCATATTCACAGATTTCAAAGTGATGCCTTTGTTGGTCGTGATAACCTACAGTATAATGGGACATGATAGTTTCAACTCCATTTACTCTATTATTTATTCTGGTTTATGATCTTTCATTCCACCATGGTTACCGTCTCCTGGCAATTTACCAGTAGCAATATAGGTAACTGCATCTACAGATCCCTGTAGTCTTGTTAAATCTTTTTCGAGTTTTACATACTCGTCATACCAACTTCTTATTTCATCCTGTCTAGCAGTTAGTTGTTTGATACGTTTATCAAAACGTGCCAGTAGTTGCTCTGGATTCTCGGTTGGTTTTGGTTCGGAAGGTCGTAATTTCATTGATTTTCTCCATGGCAGCGTGAAGTTCTTGAGCATGCTGAACTTCGTCGTTACGAATCTCTACTATCTTAGCATCGTCAGGATGATATGTCAAGTACTTTTCATATGTATGTGCTGCATGATATTCAATCTTTTCATTTATATCATATGCTGACACTGGATCTATAGTATAATAGATGACCATAATCCAGTAATAAAGCAACACCAAGTGTCTGGCAAATGCTCTATCAATCCAATACTGGTTTCCACCACGGGATTCCATTTCTTCAAGATGTTCTGTTTCATTTAGAGTCTGTTCAAAATGTTCTTTCATTAGATAGGTATGTTCTGGTCCTCTAAGACCCATACTTTCACGAAAGTGTAACACACTCATAAAAGCAAAATAGGGTGCACGAGCAATTTCCTCAAGCACCCAAAATCTTTGTATATCTCTTCCTTTGTATAAAAAGTCTAATATAACAACAGTAAAGTTTAATACCAGACTGTTGAATGTTTTCATACCCATGCAATCCTAGGTAAAACTGTTAGCATTATTCCAACCATTCCAAAGAGAATGATGGAAGATTTAATCGGTAAGTCTTTCATAGTAATAACAAATCTTTCAATATTATTTATAAGTATATTTACTTATATGTCGATACCCAGATGTGGGGGATCCTCACTCTCTAACCAGTTCTTCCAAGACATTCCACTAGTGGATCCTTTGCATGGATTGATACATTTTGGAGCATCAAGATCATTACACACAAGACCTGCTAAGTCATGTGGGCATCCCATTTCTCCAGTCATCCAGTACAGTTGACCTTCTAACCATATTGCATTACATTCACCACAAACTTTTAACAGTTCCATGCACGAAGTGATTTGTTTATTCTTGAATCAGGATCTGATGCAGTCTTCTTAGAAGTTAGTTTCTTTTTCATACCTTTCATTCTAGCACAGAATGATGCCCTTCGGGGATTTCCAACCTTTTTGCTTGGTGCTTTAAGGTCAGATCCTGGATTCTCTCTTTCGTAACTTTTCCTTCCTTTTTCGTTAAGTCCACCTGAGGAGGACTTACCCGACTTTTTTGTCCATGCTGCTCCTTCATCTATCTCTACCTCCTCTTTTTTTACGCAGTTGTTATAGGTTTTACCAAACATTTTTTTGGTTCCCTTTTTCTCATAACCTTTCCAACACTTCTGTCCTTCGTCCATGAAGTCTTGAAATTTTTTGCCTTCGTATTCTTCTTTTTTAGATTTATTTCCCCAGTTCTTAGCACCTACTTTACGACACTTTACAAGTGCTCCTGATGCATAAGCACTTGGCCAAACTGAGTATCTGGATTTCACCTTATGATAACAAGCATCTTTTGTTCCTGATTTTTCATCAAGAGATATCATGGTGACTTCTGTGGATTCTGTTTTCACGTTGATTGCCTTTCCTTTTCTATCTGGATTGGGATCTTTTTTGTTTTTGCGTCTGAACGCAGCATCCTCTTCTTTTTTATTTAGGTTGCGTTTCATTTTACTGGAACCGCACTTGGGTTTGGTGGTTTGTCCAGGTTGTTTGGCACAGGGTTTCCCTGCGTATTTACCACCGAGTTGAACCCAACCAGGCTTCCCATCAGAAGACTTACTCTTAGAAAACCAGTCGTGCAGAGAACTATCACCACTTTTGTTCTTTTCGATAAGTTCATTACTTGCCATAGTGCATTGAGGGTTTGTTAGTTTTACCTAGTTTACCTTTTCTGACTTTTGTGCCAGAGGTTTCTCCTTGACCAGAAGGATTTTTTCCTGCCTTTGCTTTACCTAGAGTGAAAGACTTACTTGCTTTACCTTGTTTAGATTCAGTATCATGTAGTCTAGCAGGTTTACCTGCCTTCTTAGTGATCACTGATTCTTGACCGTGCTTTCTACCGAGGCGACGCATGACTTTGCCGAAACGTCTCTTAGACATTCCCTTTGCAGGAGTCGTTTGGTATGACACCTCACGTCCTGTACCTTCACCTGAGGAATATTTATATTCACCAACACCTTTCTTGTAACCGATGCCTTTCTTTTTGAAATCTTTTTCAAGAGACTTACGTTTTGCTCTGTTTGCTTTTTCATCAGTTCCTCTGTCCGCAGACATATTTCCAGTAGTCTTTGTCTTTGCTTTTGATAGCATTCTTGTGGTAGGATTACCTTCGACTAATTTGATAAAATCTTTGTAGTACATGACTTTGTGAACTTGCTCTTTTTGTGCTAGTTTGTTTGCTGTTGCGTACATAACGCTTTTAGCATCATCACCATAAAGACGATTGAAACTTTTCTTTTTACGTTTCATCGCCATTACGATTTTTTCTGCCTTCTGGTTAACGACTCCCATCTTAACCTCCGACTACTTGGATCTCCTCGACGATGATTGCACCAGAACCTGCAGTAATTTTTACGCAGCGTTTTACAATCGCTTGGGGGTTAGCATTTGCATATGTGTAATCTGCAGATGCACTGCTAGAGTTAATATCAGTTGTGATAGTACTACCTGTTACAGCAGTAACTTTTTTACCTGCTGTTCCTGCAGATAAGAAGTTGGAATCTATAGCGGGATCTGTGCTATTATCTTCTACTGCTATAAAATCATCAACTGAGAATGGATGTGTATCTCTTACTAATCCTAAACTACTTCCGAGTGTATAAACTGCAGTACTCGCATCAGTTGCTTTTGCAATTTTTGCTTGACCAGGTTTTGCTCCTGACTTAAGGAGGATTGCTTCATTTTGTACCAGTGTGATAGCAGGTCCACCATTAAATGATACTGTAGATGCTGCTGCTGTTGCAAGCACTCTATAGTATCCTGTTTGTACTACTTGATATTCTGTTGCTGATCCAGAAATAGAGTTAGTACTTAATACTTTTAATACAGGCATTGTCGTGTCGTGTTATTTCTTGTCCTTTTTATTTATCTCTCTTTGTTGCTTTAACATTTTTTGTAGGTCAGTTGTGCTACCAACGAACATTGCATTAGTAACATTAGTCGGACCTTGCTTACCGTCATCATCCAACTCTTTCATTTTCTTTTGTAGATCTATAAGTTTATCTGCTACATCTCCCACATTTTTGATGAGTTGCCCTGCCACCTCATAAGCACGAGGATGATCTGACGCTCGTGCCACATCAAGTATGCCATCTACTGCCTCCTGTCCTTTCATCACAAGATTATGTAGTTGAGCACGAGATACCTCATAATCATTTTTTACATCTTCTGTTTCTGATTTTTTAAGAGACGGTTTTACCTTCTCTACATGCTTTGTTAGTTCAGAGGGTTCTGTACCAAATGCATCATTCAAACCGCCAAATGGATCGCTCATTAGATTGCCTCATCGTTACCGCTTACAAAATTCTTCTTCTTAATATCTGTAAACTCTGCCTTCAGTTCACCGAAACCAAAGTCATCGAATGAATCAAGTAGATCTGCGTCTGCTTGATTGACTAAGAATACACTAGAACCATTAGTATGTGCTGCTGCAGCAGTTCCTTCATATGCTCTAAGAACTGTAAGATTATTACCAGAGATTTTTTGAACTCTGAATAGTTCAGTATCAATGTAGATACTATCAAACTTAGTGATACCACTAGCATCAGCAACTGCTATTAGATTATCATTTGTATCTGTAGCAGCAGAAAGAGTAGTAACAACAGTTCCATCTCTATCCTGTAAGGATGTAGGTGTTGTTTGATATCGAACTGATCTTGGTGCAGTTGTAGTGTTGGTATCTGTATAGTAATCGACAGATGCTTTCTTGATGATTTTTGGTTCTGTGACAGGTCCGTATAGGAATGTCTTTGCAGTAAACTGTAGTGTGTATATGATTGCTCTTCTTGTTGCGAAGTCTCCCTCATAAGTATCTTCGTAATCAATATTTTGTAAGACAATAGGAACATCCTTTGTCTCATTCATAGAAGGAACTAACTTGATTGATAGATTATAATGTGGTTGAAATACTGGTAATATCTGTTCTAGTATTTGTAAACCATCATCCTGATTTTTTGATATGATTGCTAACTCAAAACTAATATTATATGGCACAGGCATGAACATTTGTTTGTTCTTTGTTGATGTGCTTGGTATTTTTATTTTTTGTGTAGGTGCTACTTTTCTAGTAGGATCATAAGATACACCTGATATCTCAAATCCTATACGGGGTAAAGTAATCTGTACCCGTTTGTTTGTAGGATCAGGCACCTGATCCAAACGTGCTAAAAACTTATCTTTAGGACCATAGGCAAGAGGTACTTTCATAACCTCATCTTGTCTTCTCAGTTCAATATTATTGAATAGAGTACCAAAAGCAACAATGGTCTTTCTGAATATTTCGTGGTATGAATAATTTCCTAACATTAGATTGTACTATCTGTAACAGATCCAACCGTGCCGAATGGGTTGGTTTCTGTGAAATCGATGATGTCATTATCGGCAGTCTCAAAGTCATTATTTTGATCGTACTCTGAGTTAGTATTCTGTATTGTATTATATGTAGCAGTTGTCCAAGACGCACTAGATGTACCACCAGTTATAGTCTCAGGAACTGAGAATGTACCAGAACGATTTATGACAATCAAAGTTCTAGTAGAAGCATCGAATGATTTAACTTCAGCAGTAACATTAGATGTACCACCAGTTACAGTTTCACCTACTGTAAATGTGCCAGATCCTCCTGCTACGAGACCAACTGTAATCGCATTTGCAAACGCAGTCTCGATAGCATCTAGATCTGTAATACCAGTATCGATCTCCTCGTCGCTGTACTCGAATAGTTCACACTGACATTCCCATACATATCCTTTTCCTAGTTGGTAGAAGGGTTTCTCTGCCTCTACAAACATGATTTGGAATAAATGTTTAGTTGTTGGAAACCATATTAAGTCCCCTTCGTTTGGTCTTCCTTCGACATTGAGGACCGTAGAGTCGTCCACATGTTCTTTAAATTTGTCACGGGAGAATATAAAAGTTGTCTTGTCTTCGATACGGACTCCAAATTTGCTAAGTAACTCACCTTGTCCTTCCCATCCTTCAACATTATTGACATATGCTCGGATAGCTTTCGCGCTCTCAAATTTCGTATCCGAGTCCTCTCCAAAGACCGTATCTTTGTTGACAATCGTTCTTGGAACGTAGTAAATATCTTGCCCGTAAATTTCAATGGTTTCTACGATAAGGTTTTCAATGGTTTTTTGTTCTTGTGCTGATCCTATTGCTCTGAAACGAGCACTATTAGAATAGTCAGATTGGATGTAATCTTGAGCAGGTGTGTTGGAAATTGCCATGTTATCCTATCAAGTCTAAAGGTGGAAGTTCGTATGTTGTACGAAGTGTCTCTTCAAGATCTTTCTTGAACTGACTAGCATCTTCTAAGATTTGTCTACCGTTTAAGGTGACACCACCAAGCATTTGAATGCCATCATACTTACTTAGGTTTCTTCCCCACTGTTGTTGGAATAATGCTTCAACATAATCCTTCAACCAGTTGTCGTTGTACATATTAGTATATGTCTCAGGATTTTGTCTGAGTGACATTTCAACTAATAAGAAGTCCCCTGCTGTCAAATCTCCCCAGTCCATATCAAGATATAATCTACCTTGATGTTCATTAAATCTTACTCTACGATCTCTTTGTGAGTTAGTAACCCAATCGAGAGTTTCAAGATATTGTGAAGTTAGGAAGTAGTGTAGAATGTGTCCATGCGTCATAGCATAGATATCATTCAAAAAGATTTGATACTTAATATTGAAAATATTACCAGGTACGATACTAGAAGCACCGATCTGAGAATATACATGGTTCACTCCCAGAGTTCCTGGTGGTAGATCAACATAGTTGTCTAACTCATACCACGCTGTAGAACCTGATTGTGTATTTCCTTGTGCTGCAGTTTTAATTGCATCAGTCACCTCTATTTTCATAAAGGTTTTATAACTACCATTGTAATGGTATTCTTGATAAAAGTCAATGGCCTCTTCGACTAAATCATCAAGTTGTTCAGTCGCAACGTTGATATCTATCGTAGGATATCCTAGTCTACGAAGAGCATAGTTCTTTAGTTCTGTTTTACTTGCGGGTCTAGTTGCTGACATAACTTATTAACTGAATGAGGATATTGTCAAAGTAGAAACATCATTAGCACTGACGACTTCTCCTTTCTTGAAGAATCCGTCAACAGTGTTAACAGTGACTTGGTTAGTTCCAAGAGCAGTGATAACACCTGTGGTACCAGAAGTAGCACCAGTAACTGTTGCTCCGACTTCCATCGTTGTAATATCAGTAAGAGTTAGAGTTGCATTAGTTGCTACGG